CCACCTTCTCTATAATCTTTTGAATCTTTGGATACTGTTGTATAAGTACCTGCTGTCCAATCATTAGTATTAGCTGCATCAAGTAACTTTGACGTTACTTTATTCCTAATTTTTACTCTATTAATTAATTTTACATTGCTTGGAATTGTGTAAGCACGTTGCTTATCAGAGCCAAATAACGACTCATCTTGGTCTGGGACTAGAAAAGTTGTAGAAACTTCCTCTATGGCATCATTAATAACACTATTGACACGTTCTGGTGGTATACGCTCATCCCAAATTTCATAATCATCGCTTGTGTCTGGTGTAAACCCAAGAGAATATTGCACAGTTAAAGTGCTTGTACTAGACACAAAATCAGTTATTCTTCTGTAAACAGAATCTGCTCCTGCATTGCTGATTGCAATAAAACTTCCATTATGTTCATCATCACCACCAGTAAGCCTAGATGTATCTACTACAGTTGTAGTTGAACCACTAGTTGCTGTACCGGTATCCATTGCACCAGTCATATGTCCAATGGCTTGACGTATTTGTATTCTTGTCTTTGCGTTAGTGTTTATTGGCATCAGTAATATATCTTATTGTTTGTACTTGACTGCATTTTACGCTTTTCTTTCATGTATTCACGTATAGATGCACCAATGTTTCTTTGCTCTTCTTCTGTGGATGGGGCTACTTTACCGTTTTTACGTTGAACTTTTTCACGAATTTCTTTTGTCCAGTTTTCAACAGCAGTTCCAATCATATCTTCAAGGCGTGCTTGACTGATATCGCTTTCTGCTATTACAACTACTTCTCCTGTTTTTTTAGTTTCAGGATCTACTACTTTAATCTTATGAGTAGTTGTAGTTTCCCCATCTTTAAGGGTTCCAGACTTGAACGACATATCGTGTTTAGCTGTAGCTGGTATCCATAAATCACTCATAATTATTCTCCACAGGCGGAGATAAACCCCGCCTGTAAAATATTCAATTGTTATGGTGCAATAGTAAGCATTACAAAACCAAAATCTGTTGTAGCTGGTTTTATATACATAGAATAACCAATACTTTGATTATCTTGTGCTGAACTGCTATCCAAAAGTGTAGCTGCTCCTGCATCTGTACTTTCTGCTGCTGCTAATTGATCACCAACAACCCATGTTGCTCCATAATCTAGCAAAGCTGCTGGACCCCAAGTTTGAAGCCATCCATAATAACCTGATGTTAAAGCTGCTGGAGTTACTCCAACTGCTGCATTGGTAATAGTAGTCGGCTGAACAATTACTCCATCATACACATTGTATAGAACACCAAAAAGAGAAGATGTAGCTGTTAATGCTACTTTAAAACCATCTTCTTCATCTATTGTAAATACACAACCTGCTGCACTTGATACAGCCGTGTTGGATTTAATCGGATAAATATGTCCTTCACCTGCCGCATCATTAGTATATAACCAACCTTCTTTATATTGGTCTTTAGTAATAGTAAGTGATGTTCCTGTTGTTACAGTTGTCGCTCCTACTGCTCCTCCAGCAGACCAAGCTAAGTCCATATCGTCAGCAGCATCAGTAGCTGGTGCTTGAACTAATCTTCCTGTTGCAATATCTGCTCCAGTTTTACAGTACCTATATACTCTGCCATCAGCAAGAGCCATACGAGTACCTAATTTATGCCTTTGGTCAGAAGTTTCTGTTTTCTCCCAACCCGGTTTACCGTAAACGGTATTTGGAAAACTCATCGTTTCCTCCTATTTAATTTTTATTTACAGGTTTCGTTTTACACCCTGCGATCAGTCGAAAATATTATACTGGACTCGTCTGATCTTTACACCCAGTTATTTAGTTTTGTTTGAGATAAACTTCCCAGATTTTTCACTAGGAAGTTTATTCTCATTCGATTCTATGTTACAGAACTTACAAACACAAGTGTCAGATGGTGGATACGTAAGAACTCCTCTTCTTGCTTGATTCATCACATGTTCTGGATGTCCGGGCTGGTTTTTTAGTTTACTGCCTTTAGCATTAACTATTGTATCCCCAGCATAATTCCATTTATCCTCATGATAAAACAAGTCAACTTTAGGTTGCCAAGAATCTAGCATTTCTGCCTTGTAACCAGCAGCACTTAATTCTTTAGCTAATTCTTTTCTTCTACGATAATCTACCATTTATTCTCCTTATGTAGTTAAGTCACCAATATCATATTGTGCAGCCGCACCTCTAGCATCATCAAGTACAAAGACACCATAATCTGATGTCATTACTACTTCTGTTGCTCTAAGTGAAGCGTCACGTTGTCTTTCAACATTTTGGTTTACTGATTCAAGATAAGCTATTGCTTCCTTTGCACCAATAAATCCTTTTGCATCATTATTTGAATCAATATTGTCTGCAAGGTTACCATCTTCAAACACAGGAACTCCATTAAGTGGCTTTAAACCGCTCCAAAAGTTCTTGAGTAAGTCTGCTGAATAACCATCAGGAATACCAGAATTTGATAATGAACTAATAGTATCGCTTGCTAAAGCGTAAATAGCATTTGGATGATGTATAAAATATAAATCATTACCATATTTATTTGCTTTAGCTGTTGCAATACATGCACCCAAAAGTGCAGTTGTTAATGCTTTGTTTCCACCTAAGTCGGTGCTGAATGAATCGTACAAGTCAAGAACATCTCCATCCTTTTTCCTTGCCATACCATCACCCATTTGTCTACCAACAATAGTGAATACGTTGTCGTTTGCTTGTCTTAGTAGTTTATCGGTGATGATGATCTTGGCTCCGACTTCGGCTGCTGTTAAGTCAGTCGTACTCATTCCAATTTCTTCTTCATCAACGATATCTTGTCCGTCTGTTAAATCGGACATTGACATCTGGCTAACTTTTGGAACAGTTACCTGTTTCGCACCTTTAGCAAGTGAAAACTTTTCTACAAGTGCTACCGCAGGAGCATTGTGTTCCTCTGTATACCTAGCTGATGCCAATATTATGTTCTGGGCATTTTCTAAATTCCCAGTTGTCGCTGTCTGTGGCATAATTGCTCCTTATTTATGGAGTAAGCTACCTGCCCATCATACGTTTTACCGCACCACTAGCAGCTTCGCTTCGATCTCCACGTAAGTATTTTTGAATTAAACTTTGATCGTTTTGTGGACTACCGTCAGCAGAAACACTCTCTGCACTATTGTGCGTTGGAGAACTATCAACTAATTGATTACCAGTTTCAACTAATTTACCTGCAAGTTTAGCATAATTCTCCATTTGCTCTGGTGTACTAAATACATCCAGTTGATTGGCATCAATACCATAAGTGCTAGCAATTTTATGTTTAGTTGTTAATCTATTTTCTTGTTGATTTTTACTTCTCTGTTCTTCTAATCTAGATTTTTCTTGATTAATTTCTAATCTTTGCAAATAAATACTAGCTTCATCTTCAGCTTGTTTATAAGCCATTCTTTTAGCCGCATTTTGATCATAACCTTGATCTACTAAATCATTAGTTAATTTCTCTGCATATCTAACCTTATTTACCTCAACCATATCAACCGTTTGCTTTAATTCAGATTCTTTATTTTTAGATTCTATACTTTGCAACTGAGAACGTAATTCTTGAACTTCTTGTTGCAATTTAGCTTGGTTTTTATGTTCGGCACTTTGAAGTTTAGAAAATTCTTCTTGAGAAAAAGAACGATTGTCTGTACTTTCAGTACCCTCTGTAGATATTTCGGTTGTTGAATCTGCTCCATCAGTAGTTGTATTTAAATCCCCAGTATCAGTTGTTAAACCTGTATCCCCATCTGCACTTGTATCAAGTGTAGGAGTTTGTGGTTCTTCCGGCTGAGTTTCTAAACCTCCATCCTGTGAAGAAGTATTATTTGTTACCATAATTACCTCCAATGTTACAAGTATATATTATAATAAAGTTAAAACTAACGTCAATTATTGTTTATCTTTATTGAAATATAGATCTGTATTTTTCTTGTAAAGCAGTAGGAGTAGGAACAGGTGTAGGTGGAACTTTCGGACCAATAGCTTCAACAGGTATTCCAGCAGGTCTTTCAGATCGTGGATCTAATAAATCTTTTTCATCTTTTTTAATATGTTTATTGTAAATGTATACATAGCCTAGATTTAATCCTTTTCCTATTGCTGACTTTTGTCCTTCTCTTATTGCTTTTTGAAAATCTTCCCCTTTTAATTTACTTTCAAAATCAGTTAAATATTTAAATCCCGGTGGATCTATATGTCGATCTCTGTATGCTTCTATATACTTTATTTGATCTTCATCCCAAATTTCTTTTTGTTCTTCCATTAATTTAGAAAACAATTCACCATAAAATATATCCATTCCAGTTGTAGGATCTGGTTTTACAGATTGATCTATTATTTCCCAATAATCATATAATACAGATTCCATCCAATTTTGTGGTTCTGTTCTATCTTCTTCATCAAATGTTGCTCCATTAATTTCTCTATTTTTTCGTCTACGTTCTCTATATATACTTTCAGCTTCACGTACTTTATTTTTCCATGAAAACA